ATCGCTAAATTCAAGATAAAATCCATTTGTACCAAAAGTAACATCATCTTTAAAATCTTTAGGTTTCCAAATAGTCGGTGAATTTTCATCATATTCTCCAAACGAACTAGGAGTCAAAGCACTTCCATCTATAAAAGCCACTTCACACACATAGCCATCAAAAAACTGTCCATAAGAAGCACCAAACATATGTTGTCCAGCAGTTCCGTTCCATTGTAAATCTGCATTTAAACTTGGTACTGTACCGCCTGATAAAGTTTGTTGAACATTATTTACAAAAATTCTAAATCTGTCTGAACTACCATTAGAAATAGAAGAAGTTGATGATGTAGTATCCACAACCAATACAATATGATACCAAGCTGAAGCATCTCTAAAAACTGCTGATGTTGACCAACCTGCTGATGAACCAGCAGTAGCCGCAACTTGTAAAATATCATTGTTAAATGTAAAAATAAACCATGGGGTAGTTCCATGTCCAGCTTCAAGAATACTATAAGTTGTTGATCCTGAAATACCTGACCTTTTTACCCAAAAACTAAATGTCCAAGTTTTTTGATTTCCAGCACTACTAAATGTTTTTGTTAATTCTGCTGAATCTCCTGAATTAAATATTACTGAATTATCTACATTATAACCTTTTACAACTTTAGCTCCTGGATAGAGAAAACCATTAATTGGCATTAATCCTCCAACGTTGGCAGTTCACCAATGGGTCTTATAGCAGATCCATCCTCTTGTAGTGTGTAAGTGTATAAAGTTTCTAAAGCTGGAGTGTCAGATGCATTTGTAATTGCTGTTTCCATTTCAGCTGCTTTCGTTCTGACCGCTGCTCTATGTGTTGTGATTGAAGATGGTACCGCTGTGCCTGCATCTGCTTTTCTAATAATATACCAATCTGTCTCTTGTAATATACTAGCAGCTTGTTTTTTAATTGTTTCAATTAAATTATATTTTAATCCTCTATAAGCAACGTCTCCAACATCTTTGCCCTCTGGTATTAAACCATTTGTTTTATCTAAAGAGGTATACAAAGTGTCCGCATGTTTTTTAGCGGTTGCAGTTCCCCATGATCTAGTGACTTTATTATTAGCAAATGTAAAAGACTCATTAGTATTAATGTACCATTGTTCATCTTTAAAATTTGTTGAGTCAGTTTCAACTTCATAAATTCCAATAGCTTCTTTTTCACTTTTAGTCCATTTATAAAAAATATCACCTGGGTATTGAGTTCCATTTAATTCAAACCCTTTTAAATTAGAAAATATTTTTGTTACTGATCCTGATTCTACTAGTGCGTACATATTATGATAATGTTAAATTTAAATTTCTTCCAACTTCTAACCATTTAGATCCGTTGTATCGAAAAACAAAAACATCTCCTTTAGCTGCTGTTGTTGTTAGTGTAGGTGCTGTATCGTCTGCAAATTCATAGATAGCATTAAAACTTAAAGTTCTTGAACCTGTCCCATCCTGAATAACAAGAATAGATATAAATTGACCTGTGGTGCTATTAGTAGGAGCAGCTAATGTTCTATTACCACCTAAAGTTAATTTACACACATCTTGTGTGGATGCATCCCAAGTTACTGTAGCTTGATCTGTAAGTGTAGATTCACTGTAATTTAATTTAGCAGATGTAATTAAATCATCAGCTATATCTCCAGCTGTTAATGCTTTGAGTGCAGGTTGCTGACCAATATAAGCCATCTTACGTGATCTCCATTATAGACAATGTTCCTGAAATTTTATCAGCTACAGAACAATCTATTTTAATTTCATCTGTTGCTTCTAAAACTACTTTACCACCTGATAAAAGTTCTAACGAACTACCAGCTGGTATAGACACATCTTTGACTAAAAATGATGTACCATTTGCAACGTCATTTGCACCACCTCTACTACCAGTATCACTAACTAATTCTACTTCAACAGTTACTGCTGATGTATGTATATTAGTAAGGATAAGGCCAAGGACAACAGTTGTTGTACTTCCTGCACAAGTGTACATTTTGTATGGCGTTCCAGCTGAAGCTGGCTCTGCTGCAAAGGTTACTACCTTAAAAGTATTTGCCATTTATTATCTCCTATTTATTATTATATTATATCGTTGTATTTTAAAAAGTCAATGACTATTATCCAAGAGCTATAGCTAAAGCTGTTGGGTCATCAGTTACAAAACCTGCACTAGTTAAATATGTTTTAACATCTGTTAATGCTACTTGTTTCATAGTTCCTGCGTCATTTGTGACCACTCTATCAGCATCTACTAATGTAGTAGAAGTAGCTGATGTGTCACCATCTATGATATTTATTTCTGAAGCTGTAGATGTTACTCCGTCTAAAATATTTAGTTCAGCTGTAGTAACTGTTGCACCATCTAATATTTCTAATTCTGCTTCTGATATTCCTGCAGATCCAATAGTTACTGTACCTGCAAAAGTTACATTAGCCCCACTAAATGTCATAGCAGTTGTAGGTGTAGATCCAGATTTAATTACTAGTTCTCCACTAGAATTTGTTAGACTACCAAAAGTCGTACCATCATCTTTAAGTGTAACGTCTGCTCCACCTGCATCTAAAACAATATCTGTAGTTGCATCTAGTGTAATACTAGATCCTGAATCTATTTCTGTAATAATTGGTGTAGTTAAAGTTTTATTTGTTAGTGTAGCAGTTGAAGCTGTTGATACTAATCTAGCATCACCGCCAGTGCTAGGAAGAGTTAAAACGTTGTTAGCACTTTCTGAGTGTGGTGCAGCTACTATTTGTTGACCATGAGAATTATTTTCACAATTAAGTTGAAGAGTACCTTGATTAGTATTACCTTTAATAGTTACGTGTCCTGTACCATTTGGTGCTAATTCAATGTCTGCATTTGATGTTGTTACAATATCCTGACCATTCATATCAAGATCTCCACCTAGTTGTGGTGAAGTATCTTCTACAACATTTGATATTGCACCTGAGGTAGCAAGTCCTGCAACTATTGCTGATCTTGCAATTTTTTTAAGACCACCACCAGAAGTATCAACTGCTAAAAATACATCATCATTAGCAACTGTAGATATTTCTGATAAATCACCAACAGCTATTGAGTTAAAGTTTGTACCATCTGCAATTAATAAATTACCTGCAGTGTTTGTACCCATAGTAATATCATCACCAGATACTGTAAGATCTCCAGAAATAGTTAAGTTTCTAAGTCCAGTTAAATCTTTGTTAGAATCTACTATGACTGCTTTTGATGCACTTACAGTTCCTGCTGTGATACCATCAACTAAATTTAATTCTGCAGCTGTTGAAGTAACTCCATCTAATATGTTTAACTCAGCAGTTGTGGATGTTACTCCATCCATAATATTTAATTCTGCTGCTGTTGCAGTTACACCATCAAGTATGTTAAGTTCTGCCGCAGTAGAAGTTACACCATCTAATATATTAAGTTCTGCTGCTGTAGCTGTTACGCCATCTAATATATTTAACTCTGCACCAGTTGCTGTGATAGTTGTACCATCTAAACTTAGAGTATCAATATTAGCTATGCCATCAATAAATAAATCTTTAAACTCAAGAGAAGAAGTTCCTAAGTCTATATCATTATCTGTAATAGGTACAATAGCACCATCTTGTATTCTTAATTGTTGTACTGCTGAAGATGATACTTCAACATAAAATTCTAAATGATTATTAGTTGTATCAACTAAAATTTTATTTAATGAATCTGCATCTCTAATTGTAGTTACAGGACCACCATCACCCGCAGTTCCATCATGCGTGTGTCCAGTGCTTGCATTAAATGCAGCTAATAATTGATTAAACTCATCATTAGAATGAGCGGCAGTGATTGTATCACCTGTTGTAAATGTTGATTGTCTTGCTGAATAACCTGCCATTATCTTCTTCCTCCTGGGGTAAATTCTAATTGAAAACCTTTTACTGAAAATGAATCAGCACTGTTTTGATCATCTATTTGTAATGCTATAGCAAATCCTGATCCTTCTACTGATTGTCTAAGTAAAGGCACACCTGATGCATCATATAAAGCACTACCATATAAAGCTACGCCATATTGACCAGCACCTGATACATTGGGTAATGCTATCTTAGATGGTTGTGGACTATCTTGGTCATCATAATTATATCGTAATGCTAAATTAGCATCAATACTAGTCCCTTCACCTTCATAGTTTAAATTAACTCTTTGCATGTATTTTCTAACACCTGGGTCTCCCATAACCATATCAGGTGATCGATATACTGCTTGAATTGTATTTGTGGTAGTTCCTGCACCAAATGTATTACCAGTTTCCATTTTATAAATGTATCCATCAAATCCACCAAAAACTTGTGTTTCAACTGAACTAATAAAATCTGAATCTGTACATGATGGTTTAATACCAACCATATCAGCATACTCAAAACCAATAGATCCTGTATTAGGATTATTTTTTAATACACCAATAATTCCTTTTGATGATGCTTGTGATCCAGCTGTAGTAGGATAGAACAGTCTGTATTGAGATTTAGCTCTTATAACAACTGATGATATTCTGTCTAAACCTATCTCATCAATTCTAGATTGTATTTGTCTAGATATAGATCCTAATTCAACGTCACCAATTCTAGCTGTACCTGCAATAGTTCTTAATCCATCAGGTGCTAAAAATATAACATCACCACCAATCTCTTGAATACTACCACCATCTCTACAGCCAATATTTCTTGTAACTTCTTGTACTGCAAATGTGCTAGATGATGTTCCTGTTAATTTATATATTCTATCTTCACAAAATATAATTAATTCATTTCTAAATACTTTTAATCCAACAACTGTAGAGTCAACTTTAAATGATCCTGCACCACTACCTGTACTAAAATTATCTTCTTCAAATGGTACACTAAATATAACTTCTTGTGAATTAGATGCACCAGCATAAAACATATGGTTTTGAAATGCTTTTACAAATTTAGGATTAGTAGGTGCTGTCCCACCACCTGTTGCATTTACTACATCAACTGCAAAACTACTATTAATTATCTGTGCAGGAGAATGTCCTGTAGCAATAATTAATTTATCAGTTCCATTAAAGTTAAACTTTTCAAAATCATATGCTCTAGTAGCTGTACCTAATCCTGTTGTTAAAGTAGTAAAACTACCAGATGTTGTTCCTCTATGAATATCACCACCTCTAGCGGCTATAATTTGATCATTAAATATTATTGAGCAATCAATTGTTTGACTTGCAGTGCTTGATCCTTGTGGAACTTGTGTAGTATTATATCTTGCTGTACCACTAACTCTTCTGTAACCACCTTTAATATCAGGTTCAAAATTTTGTAATATAAGTGCTTCACCAGGTTGCATTGAAAACACATCTTTATTTAGTGTTAGTCCACCTGCACAACTTACTACAAATGGTGATATTAAATCAGTAGTTGGCATTATTATTTTTTATTTTTTCTTAATAATTTTAAAGCATCCTTTAATGGAATATTAGGCATTACTTTTATACCTAATGCTCTTTCAAGTTTTTCTTGAATAGTGTTACCTGGTAGTTTATCTAATTCTTTACCAAATGAAACTTTAGCCATTAATTTATCATCAGCACGTTTTTCACCATCCATGTTATCTCTAACTTTCATGCCATTTTTTTCAGACATCATTTCATCTAATTGATCTTTTTTAATTGCCATTAACTTACTCTGCCTCCTATAGTAGTTGTAATACTTTCTGCAATTGCATCTGTTCTCATGTAATCATTTTTAGTAGCATAATCTACTTTTAATAATCTAAGTTTTCTTTGAAAATCTCTGTCTGCTAGCTGTGCATGCTGTGGATCAGATCTTAACATATACGTATAATACTTTGCTCTATCTACAACTAATGTGGCAAATCTATCTGGTAAACTCATTGTACTATCATGTGTTGATAAATCTGTATGAGTAGTGTAATAATCATAACTAATTGTATATTCATTTGTATTTGGTCTTGGACTTACACCAAACGCTGAGTGATCAGGGAGAATATAAACTCTTAATGGGTCAGAATAATTACCACTATTATTTGTATCATCAGTCACTTTATATGTTTGTAAATAATTGTCATATGATATAAATACTAATTTTCTTAGTGGTATATCACTTCTAGATATTCTAACATAGTCAACATCTAATTGTACACTATCTGATTCTACATAGATATAAGATGTTTGTGCAGTTGCTGTAAAGGTTGTATTAAGTATAGCACCTTCTCTAAAATTAGTTACTGCTTTTGTAGTATTTAAATTTTGTGTTCCACCTGGCGATGTTCCAACTCTAATAATTAATCCACTTGTTGAACTGTTTGGACTTAAAACTCTAACTTGTATTTTATAAGTTTTATTTACAGTTGTGTTAATAGCTTGATATGCTGCTGCATCATTTAAATTTAATCTACCATTACCACTTGATGTGTGTGATGGAGATCCATCTCCTGTAGTCCAATTACTTATATTAGATGTAAACTCACCATTTGTTACTAGTTCTTTTGGACCCAAAAAAAATGAGTCCATATCTGCTTTTCTAAAATCAGCTGGAAAAGAATATTCGTTATCACCTATAACTAAATCTTGTGTTGTTCTAGTGTATAATAAAGGTATCTCTCCAGTTTCATTATAAATATCATGAATACCTTTATTAATAAAATCTTTTACTGCAGTTTGTATACCTCTACTTGAACTAAATGATCCTGATGTTAATTCAGTTTCATTTAATTCTCTAAGTACACTATTTGTCAGTGTTAGGTAAGTTGTTGCCATTTTGTAATAATTCTATAATTTTATTAAGTTTTTGTTCTTGATCACTTATTCTTTTTTCTAATTTAATAACCCTCATAGTATTATCTACTGGCCCTAGTGGAATAATTCTTTGTCCTGTACTAGCTTTACTTTTTTTTGTTAAGTCGTATACTGTCATAAATCTCCTATAATATTATAAGGGGTATAAGATAAGGGGGACATATAGTCCCCCTTAAAGTGAAACAGATTACACAGCAGTGTCGTGCTGAGTGTCTGTATTTCTGTCAGTTTCGTCAATACCTGATACATCGCAAAGTACTGCAAACACACGGATTTTACCCGCAGTAGATGCCGCACTTAGTACTAATACATCAAGAGTATCCGCACTTGCAACTATAGTTCTAGCTGTAGCTGTTGGTGCAGAGAATCCTGTAGCGTTAGTATCTCCATCAACAT